TAAGAGGTTTCATGCATTAGAGAAACAAGGGCTAATCCATGCTCGCAAAGGTGAGGCGATAAACTCTCCTTTATATTACTCAAAGAAAGAGATACAAGAAGCATTTGCGACAATGAGATTAAACCGATTAATAATAACTAATGAATTAAAGGATTATGACATTGATTAGAAAGGCATCGGAATTGAGTATTCCGAACACAATCAAGATGATGATTTACGGACAAGCTGGTATGGGTAAGAGTACGCTTGCCCTTTCGACACCTAAGCCTCTACTATTGGACTTCGATAACGGTGTTAAGCGTATCAATATGTCTCATTTGGAAGGTATTGATACCGTACAGGTCGGTAGTTGGCAAGACGTGAAAGATGTGCTACAAGAGGATTTGTCAGCGTATCAGACTATTGTCATTGACACTATCGGTAAGATGATGGATTTCATCATTACATATAAGTGTGGTTCTCGTCAACCTCAGATAAGAGACTGGGGCGGCATCAATCAAGAGTTTTCATGGCTTACTCGAACAGTAGGAAGCCTTAACAAGAATGTTGTATTTGTCGCTCATCGTGACACTCGTAAAGAGGGTGATGACACAGTCTTTATCCCTGCTCTTCGAGAAAAGTCCTACAATGCTATTGTTACTGAACTTGACCTGCTCGGGTATCTCGAGATGAAAAACGATAACGGACGACAGATGCGCACGATTACATTTGACCCTACAAGTCGTAATGACGGCAAGAACACGTGTAATCTACCTGGCGTTATGACTATTCCTACCATTATAGACGCACAAGGCAAACCAACGGCAAAGAACGATTTTATCGAACGTTCTGTTATTGCTCCTTATCTTGGTATGCTCTCTGCAAAGGAAGATGAAATCAAGAAATATAACGCTCTCTTGTCAGAGATTGAGGATGGTATTTCTCAAATCACAGATGCACAGAGTGCAAATTTCTTTACAGAGCATATCAATGACTATAAACACGTAGGCAGTTCATTAATGAAGGCTCGCTCGTTGTTCTCTGCAAGGGTGAAAGAACTTGGTCTGGTGTACAACAAAGACACAAAGGCTTATGAAGACAAAGCAGCCTAATTATAATATTTATCCATCTTTGCTTGATGCCTATCAGCAATATGTAGATAGTGACATTATTTGGGAAAAGTATTGGGGGTTCTGTGACACGCCCCCACATACTCCCGAAGAGTTCCACGAGATACAATTCCAAGCGGTCATTGACCGTATAAACAGAGTGCCTTATGACAATGAAGCTGTTGCAAAGGGTACGGCTTTCAATGAGGTTGTAGACTGCATGATTGAGCATCGGAAGTCTGACAAGATAGAAGTTGAAAAGATTTATGATGCAGAGTCGAAAGTCGTAGGACTTAATACAAAGATAGGTGAGCGTCTTTTTTATTTCCCTATCAGTTTGTGTGCTGAATTTGCAAACTACTATAAAGGCGCAGTAACACAGAAGTTTGTCGAGGGTGTTCTCTCAACTTGTTTTGGTGATGTGAAACTCTATGGCTTCATTGACGAGTTATTGCCTTTGTCTGTTCATGACATCAAAACGGCAAGCCAATATAGCGTAGGAAAGTACAAGCGCAATAATCAGCATTTGGCTTACCCATTCTGTTTGTTGCAGATGGGTAATGATGTAAGGACTTTCGAGTATAATGTTGCGGTGATTGGAAAGTATAACTATGAAACATTTACCGAAAGCTATGAGTTTAATCCGAATCGAGACATTCCTATACTTCAGAAGAGGTGTGAGGATTTCATTCGGTTTGTGAATGAGAATAGAGAATTGATAACAGACAAGAAACTATTTAACGAAGCGTAATATGGATTTACAAGGCAGAGTAATAGCTGTACTTCCACCACGAGAAGGCACTTCAGCTCGAGGACCATGGAAGTCACAAGAGTATGTTATTGAAACGCATGAACAATATCCAAAGAAGATGGTTTTCAACGTCTTTGGCGTAGATAGGATAGAGCAGTTTTCCATCAAGTTGAATGAGGAAGTTAAGGTTAGTTTTGATATTGACGCTCATGAATACAATGGACGTTGGTTCAATAGCATTCGTGCATGGGGCATTCAGCATTTGCTATCTAATATACCACAGCAACAATATCAGCAGCCCGCACAACCTACCTATCAACCGCCACAAGTAGAAGATAATACACCATTCTAATGATATATAATCTTTCTTCCCCACTTGATAAGGCTAACTTCCTACTTCGTGCTAAGAAGTTAGCCGAGAGTGGGGTAATCGTAGACTTGACCGAGAAAAAGCCAAGAAGAAGTTTACCACAGAATAAGTATTTGCACGTTATCCTTGCTTATTTTGGTGCGCAAACAGGTAATACACTTGAATGGGTCAAGCATCAGTATTACAAGAAACTTGTAAACCCCGATTTGTTTATCCGAGAAAAGGAAGATAAGTACTTAGGTAGGATAAAGGTGCTTAGAAGCAGTGCCGACCTCGATACAAGTGAATTTAGTTTATCAATAGAAAGGTTCAGAAATTGGGCTGCACAAGAAGCAGGTATATACATACCATCGGCAGATGAAGCAATACTCATTCAGCAGATGGAGATAGAAATAGAAAGGAGTAAGGAATTTTTGTAACTCATAATTTTAATAGTTTATTTTCACAGCCTCACAGCGGTGGGGCAAAACGATGTATGGTGTAATGGTAGCACAACAGATTTTGGTTCTGTTAGTGGTGGTTCGAATCCGCCTATATTGACTAAATTTTATAATTATGTATAACAATCATTTACAGCTCCAAGACCTACAAATAGGTGATTGGGTGCAAGAAATCAACGACATAATGGGTAAGCCTTCAATGCCCATGTACGTCTCTGCTATCTTTGAAAGTGGACATGTTTACCTTAATTTCGATAAAAACGAGGGTGACGTATGGGAAGCAGACATCGAGGATATTGCACCTATTGAAATCAGCGAGAAAGTGCTTGTTGGTTTCGGTTTCAGAAAAGAAATAATCGGGACAAGTCTTACGCACCCGAATGATGGAAACGAATTAGGAATAGCGTTCAACGAAGAACGCAACTATTGGAATGCAGGTACGAATAATCAGCCTTACGCATTCATTAATTGTAATTATATCCACGAGTTGCAGCATCGGGTTTTCAATATTACGCACAAGCCGCTAAACCTTGATTGGAAGGGTGTCTAATTTTAGTTTTACTATGCCATACTACATCAAGAAGAAGAAATCAGACAAACCAAAGAAACGGCAAGCAAGCCAAGCTACTTTGGTCAAGAAACTTGATAAGGTGTTCAGTCAGTATATCAGACTGAGAGACGCTTTTCCTAACGGTACATTTAGATGTATATCGTGCGGAAAGATAAAACCATACGAGCAAGCAGACGCAGGACACTATCACAGTCGCAGACATATGAGTACTCGTTTCGATGAAGAAAATGTTTCGAGCGAATGTAGGGCTTGTAACAGATTTTCAGCCGACCACCTTATCGGGTATCGTGAGAACCTTATCAAGAAGATAGGGACACAGCGGTTTCAGATGTTAGAAGTCAAGGCACATCAGACAAAGAAATGGTCTTGTTGGGAATTAGAGGAGTTGATAAAATACTACTCGATATTAGTAAAGAAATTGAGCGAAGAGAAAGGGATAAGGATATGATGTATAAACTACGTGATTATCAGCAAAAGGCTTCCGATATTGCGGGAGCCTTTTTTAATGATAAGAAAGCAAAGTATAATGCTATAATGGTGTTGCCTACTGGTAGCGGTAAGTCGCTTGTGATAGCTGACATCGCTAACAGACTGCAAGGACATACGCTTGTCTTTCAGCCGTCAAAAGAGATACTTGAACAGAACTATAAGAAACTATGCTCCTATGGTGTACTTGATTGCTCTGTTTATTCGGCTTCATTCAATTCAAAGAATATAAGCCGTATTACATTTGCAACGATAGGCAGCGTGATAAGACACACGGATGACTTTCAGCACTTCAATAACGTAATCATAGATGAGTGTCACTTTGTCAATGCGAAAGGTGGTATGTATGAAGAATTTATCCACGCCACGGGGTGCAAGGTGTTAGGACTTACCGCTACTCCTTACAGATTAAGTTCAAGCAGCTTTGGCGCAATGCTAAAGTTCCTTACTCGTACCCGTCCGCTGATATTCTCAAAGGTTATTTATCAAGTGCAAATATCGACTTTACTTGATATGGGCTTTCTTTCAAAGATAGATTACTTCCAAATGAACCCATTAGGGTGGGATGAGAACAACCTGCAAGCAAACTCAACTGGTGCTGACTATACAGATAAATCAGTAGAAGCAGAGTATAATAGAATTGACTTCTATGGCTATTTAGTCAGCATCGTTAAGCGGTTGCTTTGCCCAAAACGTGGCGGAGCAAGAAAAGGCATATTAGTCTTTACTCGCTTTCTGAAAGAGGCTGAACGACTGACACAAAGCATTGAATGCTGCGAAATGGTATCGGGAACAACGCCAAAAGCAGAGCGTGAACGCATCTTGAATGACTTTAAGAGCGGTAAAATAAAGGTTGTTGTGAATGTAGGAGTATTGA